ATTATTTTAAATTGTTACTTTTGGATGTCGTTTGCACGGTGCAAGCGACTTAATTTTATTTTTATGAAAAACATAATTTTAAAAGGACTCCTATAGCTTTACTACCGTGGGGCTATATGGATGTCCAAAATCAATTAGACGGTAGGATGGGAAGCATTTTTCAATCTCGTAAGTGACAGTTATTAGTTAATTGAATACGTGACAGAGTGTGTACCCATCTAAAATAAACAGGAGGCGGCTTTGCAACCCGCCTTTTGCTTTTATTCATTACTAAATTGTTTTACCTTATTCTATTTAAAATCTCTTTCTGTATAACCTCTTTCGCATTAAAATGAAAAAGTCCCTTTTTCAAACGTCTAACATCCTGCATCGGCATTTCATTGATGTAGAAGTAAAAGGATTCATACGGATCACTGAAATTCTTAGCAAGAGCATTGTTAGGTTTATTATTCATATATCGTTCAATGGCGACAATCATTCTTCGGGCATAACCAGGAAACATCTTAAATTCTGCCTGCATCTGCTTGCAACCGGCAAGGGGACAACCAATACAGCCATGACGGGAAAGATTGTAAGGTGCATCGTAATATTTAGAATATGGAAGTCCATATTTTCGGATATAGTTCCAAACATCAACTTCTGACCAGTTAAGGATCGGAAGAATATGCTTCGCGCCTTTCATCCATTTACGTACATCACATTGTTCCGGCTCATATAATGCCCGTGATTGGCTTTCTTCTGCCCTCATTCCCTCAATTGTACGCTGACCGATACCATATTGCTCCTTCAATTTTTCACAGCAAAAACGCCTCATTCTGCCGGGTAGTCCTTTGCTTTCAACCAACTGAAAGAATGATTTCTTTGGATGAAGTATCTGAACCTGTGAATAGTTCTTCTTTATAAAACTGATTGTGCCAGGTGGATCAACCGTCGTATTTGCGTAAGACGCATTATACTTTATACCGGAACGCTCTGCAAGGTCAAGAATTACAACACTATCTTTGCCTCCAGAAAAGCCTAAACACATCGGATCGTCACGTTCCATGCTGCG